ATTTACCTTATAAGCCCTCAGAGGAAAAATCCTCTGAGATGACTTTTATATTTTATTACTTAATTCCTTGCATTGTAGCATAAGCTTGATTATAAACTTGAACGTATGTATCAATACCACGAGCTTTTAAATCTGCTTCATACTCTTCCCAAGTTTTTAGAACTTTTATATTATCAGGAATAGCAACACCAGAAGATTTGTACAATACTATATTGAAAATATTTTGAACAAAATCATCTGAATTTTCAACAATTTTTCCACAATCCGGTCCAATATTTCCAACAATAAATTGTATCTGATTTTCTTCATTTACCAAATCAAGCAGCTTTTCTGCAATCTGCAAATGTACGATCCATGAAGCCATTTCCATCTCTCCTTTAGACTTATCTATTATAGCGGAAAGGTTCTTTTTATTCTACCTTTTTCTATTTTAATTAAATATATGAATTGAATGATATAAAAGCAACAATGCTTCTAAAAGAAGGAGGTTTAATATAATATTGTGAAAAGAATAAAAACAAAACATGTAGCACAACTTATGGGGACAACAATATTTCAGGTACAAGGTTCAATGCAGCTTCATCTTATAGACATTGGAGTATATAAAAAAAAGCCAGGAGCAGAGAGAGGGAGTTATATAATTATTCCTTCACGACTTGCAGCAGAAATGAAAATTACAGAAGAAGAATTGTTTGAAAGATTAGAAAAAATCGGATGGTAATATTAATGAAAAAGAGGTGATTTTATGAGTGGATGGACAAAATTACACAGAGATTTATTGAACAAGTCTATATGGCAGTTATCAACACCGGAACAGAAAACAGTATTAATTACACTTTTATTAATGGCAAATCACGAGGAGAGAAGCTGGGAATGGAACAGTCAAAAATATCATTGCAGACCAGGACAATTTGTTACTAGTCTGGAAAATATTGTAGAAAACTGTGGGAAAGGTATTACAATACAAAATGTTAGAACTGCTCTGAAAAGATTTGAAAAGTTAGAATTTTTAACAAATGAATCAACAAAGAATGGAAGATTGATAACTATTGTGAATTGGGGTATCTATCAGTCTGATGAAAATAAAATGAACAAAGAAAGTAACAAAGAATTAACACACATCCAGCAATTAACAAACAAAGAGCTAACAACTAACAAGAATGAAAAGAATGATAAGAATGAAAGAATGAGTACTGTGTGCAACAAGCAAGTTTTGGAACTGTTTGAAAAATTATGGAAATTATATCCAGTAAAAAAAGGCAAGGGACAAGTATCTTTTACTGCCAAGAGGCGTCTATTTAAAGTGGGCTATGAAGAAATAGTCAGAGCAATGGACAGGTACATCTCAGAGCTAGAAAGAGATAGTGAGTGGAGGAAGCCGCAGAATGGAAGTACATTTTTCAATGGCGGTTATATAGATTATCTGGATGATAATTATGTGCCACAGAGAACAATGAAAACAACAGTAAAGAAGAACAGTTTTAATAATATTCCAGAACATGATTATGATTTTGATGAGTTGGAAAAACGGCTTTTGCAAAAAAGATAGACTAAAAAATAAAAAAGAATAAAAAGAGTATAGGAAGGAGTAGCAAAAGATATGACAGTAGAAGAAATCAATAATATATATTATATAAACAAAGAAATAGACAAGATACAAAAAGAACTTTATGATTTAAAAACTAAAAATTTTTATGGGAGAACTATGCTGACAGGTATGCCAAAGGGAAATCCAGAACATGATATTTTTTCTGAGTATGCTGAGAATATTAAAACACATGAAGATATGCTGCATTACAATCTCAAAATGCTTTATGTGGAAAGAAAAAAAATGGAAGATTTTTTAGCTTCTATAGAGGATGCAGAATTAAAGCTTATTATTCGATTAAGGACAGTAAATAACATGAAGTGGGAGGAGATTGGAATAGAACTTGGAATGGATAGGAGAACAGCTTCAAGAAAGTTTTATAAATTTTTTAAGAAAAAGTAGATTTGCCCACAATGCCCATGAGATATGTGGTATTATGGTATTGTCGAAAGATAAGAGAGATATTTAAATACTCCTTTTATTAAGTACTCAAACTGATGAGAGAAAAAGCATCTAAAAAAGATGCTTTTTTTGTTACAGAGGAGCAGACGGAAAGGTGGTGTTGTAGTAAATTATGAATTAGCAAAAAAATGGTATCTGGTATGAAAAACAGATAAATATAGTGTGTCAGACAACACCATTAAAAGAAGAAAAATGATACTCATTAAAAGGAAAAAATGAAAAGATGCACACAAAAATAAATTTGAAAAGTGAGCATAACAGCATATATGGGATAGGTTTGGGATAAAGAAGAAAATAGAAAAGTTTTTGGAGGTGCATTTTATGATTAATTCTATAATATATGCAATTAATGCAGCCTTGAGCGCAGAATTTGGCAGTGATTATAAAATTTATATGGAAGAGGTCAACCAGGACCTTAGAAAATCTAGTTTTTTTATTTCATGTGTAAATTCAAGCAGAAAATTATTTTCAGGAAAACGTTATTTCAATCAAAATATGTTTTGCATTCAGTATTTTCCAGAAACAGAAAATGCTTATCAGGAATGTAATCAAATTATGGAAAAGCTGTATGATTGTTTGGAGTGTGTCATTATTTTTGATGGAGAAAAAAATTTTTATGGCACACAGATGAGTGGGAAAGTTGTGGAGAATGTTCTAAATTTTTTTGTAAATTATGATTTCTTCACTTATAAAACAGGGAAGGAAGAAGCGATGGAAGTCATACGGGTAAAAAATGATGTGAAAGACGAAAGGATAAATGTTGAATCAAAAGAGTGATTTAAACATAGAAGCAAAGAAGCAAAGGAAAATCGTTTTGTAGTTTGAATCCAGATTTGAGAAAAAGCAACTGCTTATATCAAAAAAATATTTTTCAAGAAGATACCTTGTAGATACTTTGCTTGAGGATAAAAAATTATATATTATAATTGAGATTGAAAATTTCATAAATAAATACAGGAAAGGAATGGTGAAGTAAATGGCTTTAGGAGGAGGTAGTTTTACCACACAAAATAAGGAGCTGCCAGGTGCATATATTAATTTTGTATCGGCATCTAATGCAAATGCAGGACTGTCTGAAAGGGGAATTGTAACAATGCCCCTAGAACTGGACTGGGGAGTTCAGAACGAAGTATTTGAAGTGTCCAATGAAGATTTTCGAAAAAACAGTCAGAAGATTTTTGGTTATCCATATAACCATGAGAAAATGAAGGGACTGCGGGATTTGTTTATAAATGCAAGAACTTTATATGCATATCGTTTAAACAGCGGAGGTGAAAATGCAACGAATACATTTGCTACTGCCAGATATGCAGGTACACGTGGAAATGATTTGAAAATTGTGATTCAGGCAAACGCAAATGACAGCAGTTTATTTGATGTATCAACACTGCTTGAAACAGAAAAGGTTGACAGTCAAACAGTGACGGGAGCATCAGAACTTGTAGATAACGATTATGTAATATTTCAGAAGGAAGCAGAACTTGAAATCACAGCCTCAGCACCTCTTAGTGGAGGTGAAAATGGCAACGTTGATAGTACAGCATATCAGACATATGCAGACAAAATTGAGGGATATACTTATAATGTAATGGGTATTACCGCTTCAGATGAAACAACAAAAAAGATGTTTGTATCTTTTAATAAAAGGCTGCGAGAAGAGCTTGGAATTAAGTTCCAGCTTGTAATATACAAATATCCACAGGCGGATTATATGGGTGTCATCAGTGTTAAAAATAAAGTAAAAGATGAAGGATGGACAGAGGCCTCTCTTGTATATTGGATTACAGGAAAGGAAGCCGGATGTGAAGTAAATCGTTCTTGTCAGAACAGTGTGTATGATGGAGAATTTAATGTAGATACTTCTTATACACAGAGTGAATTAAAATCTGCAGTAAAGGCAGGAGAATTAGTTCTTCATAATGTAAACGGCACTACTGTCAGAGTGCTCGAAGATGTCAATACAATGGTTACAATTACAGATACAGAAGGCGCAATATTTAAGGATAACCAGACGGTCAGAGTAATCGACCAGTTAGGAAATGATATTGCTGTATTGTTTAGCACAAAGTATCTGGGTGTGGTTCCAAATGATGATGCTGGAAGAATTTCTCTCTGGTCCGATATTGTGGCATACCACAGAGAATTGGAAAAAATCAGAGCGATTGAAAACTTTTCTGACAGCGATGTGACAGTAGAACAGGGAGAACATAAAAAATCAGTAGTTGTTTCGGGTTCTGTAACAATTGTAAATGCAATGAGTAAGTTGTATATGACTATTACTGTGTCATAAGAAAGGAGTGAATGAAAAATGAGCCAAAATGTGATTATGGAAGCAAAGGATGCGGTTTATGGAAGCCTTGCGGAATGTTTTATTACGATTGGAGAAAGACGTTATAATTTTATGAGTTTGACTGACTTTGAAAGCAAATGGGAAGTAAATATAACAGATGTTCCAATTTTGGGAAAAGTTGGTATGGGACACAAAGCAGCAGGAGGAAAGGGAACTTGGAGTGGTACAGCACATTACAATCAGTCTATTTTCAGAGAAATGGCAAATCATTATCAGAAAACAGGGGAAATGGCTTACTTTGAAATTCAGGTAAGTAATGAAGACCCTAGCAGTGCAGTTGGCAGACAGACAATTATTCATAGAGGATGTTTATGTGATACTTTTACACTTGCAAAGTTTCAGGCAGGAGAGGAACTTCTGGATGAAGAACTTTCTGGTACATTTGAGAGCTGGGATATGCCAGAGAAATTCAATGAAATGAATGGATTTGCTGCTAATTAAAACTGTTTTCAATAAATCAAAAGCACATAGGAAGTTAAAAATTAAATTTAGATAATGAGAGGGCCTGGAAACAGGCTCTTTTTTGGATTTATAAAAAATTATATAAAATAAATATTGTAATATGAAAGTACAAGGAAAGGACAAATATATGTCAAAGTTTAGTTTATTTATGAGGCAAAATAAGATTGGAAAAGAGAATCAGAGATATGCGCCGACTACCAGTCTGACAGATGAAAATGGAAAGCCGCTTGAGTGGGAGTTTAAGCATATCACTTCCAAAGAAAATGAGATTTTGAGAAATGAATGTATCAAAGAAGTACAAGTTACCGGAAAGCCTAATTTATATAGACCAAAATTAAATTCTTCCCAGTATCTTGTAAAAATGATTGTGGCTTCCACTGTATATCCTGATTTGTATGATACCGAATTACAGGATTCTTATAATGTTAAAACACCAGAGGATTTAATTTATGCAATGGTAGATGATGCTGGGGAATATCAAGAATTCGGAATTTGGTTGCAGAAGTTTCAGGGATTTACAAAGGGTCTTGAAGAAAAGGTAGAAGAGGCAAAAAACTAATCAAGGAGGGGGATGGAGAGGCAAATTATGCCTATTATGCCCTTCTGAAACTTCATATTCTTCCCTCTGTTTTTCTTGAAATGGAAGAGGAGGAGAAAGCCTTTGTTATAGCAGCAATTCATCAGAAGATTGAAGCAGACAAACAGAAAGAAAAAGAGATAAAAAGGAAATCCAGAAAGAGAGGCAGGTGATTTTAATGTCATTACCTACAGGAATTGAACCACAAAATAATCTTAGTAATGTGTTAAATGAAATAATTAATTCTATGGATGAGGCGATATCAACTATGGGTGAAATGCAGCAGGTGATAAGCAGAAATATCAGTGCAGCATCATTACAAAATATTCAAAATGAGGTTACTTCTGCATTATCATCTATTGAAGAACTCCAAACAGCAATAAGAGACATTGATTCATCTGTTGTTTCCTTAGATGTAGAGCCTGTGGATATGGAAGTAGATAATTCAGGTATTCAGAATTTAAACCGACAGATGGAACAGGCTGAGATATTGTTTCAAGAAGTTGAATCCATTCAGCAAAATATAAACAGCCAAAGTCAAGCGGTCAGTGTCCTTCCCTATGATACTGCTATGAGGATATTGGAGATTAATGAAAATATTCAACAAATCCAGCAAATATTAAATACACTTTCTGAAACTCCATTTCATATGGATTCACAGGCTGTTGAATTGCAGATTGTATCATTGACAAACAGATTAAGGGAAACCTTACAAGCACAACAGGAATTGCAGGAATCTTTATCACATACAGATGTGGAAAACGAACAGCCACCTCCAGTTCAAACTCCAGAACCGCCTCCAGTTCAAACCCCAGAACCATCTCCAGTTCAAATTCCCGTAGTATGGCAAAGGGATGATAATTTGGAGGTATTTACAGATACTGGTATTGATCGGTTTCGTCTGGAAGCCCAGAGTGCAAATTCGATGTTGGAACAGCTGAATAATACGCAAGATTCAATTGCAAGGCGGGCATATAATACAAATATATTTCCGCCAGCTGCTTTTCAGAATTTAAACGAGCTTGCAGTTAGAATAGATACATTGCATAATCGTATGCAGCAAGTTACAAATAATCCAATAAACATGACAGCAGATGGGGTAAATACAGAGATAGAACAATTGCGTTTACAGTTAGACAATGCTGTTCAGCAACAGAATGAATTAAATACCGCAATGCAAAACATGGATGTAAGCACTGCAAATAATGCATATCTAACATTATCACAGACAATTGCTGATATAGAACGACATATCAGAGATAATGTAGATGAACAGGGACAATTTAATAATGCTGTTCAAGAAGGAACAAATTCTGTATCAAGTTTAAATGATGTGTTTGAAAAAGTTGTGGATGCTTTTAGTGAATTAATTGATATTGATAAAATTATTAGTTTTGTTTCAGAGGGCATGGAGAGCTTTGATTCACAGCTAAAAGCTGAAAACCAGTTAATGTCTGTTTTGGCGAATACATTAGATGAGGAGCATGTAACAGAATATATGCTTGACATAACAGCTAATTCTTCTGAAGCAATGGATGAAATAAATGCAATTTCTGGTAAGGATAATGTTGCTATTACAATAGATGCAAAGACAGAAGCGTTGCAGGCTAAATTTGATTCGATTACTGCAAAAGCAGGTGAGATATCATCAAAAGGTATTTATGGTGAGGATTCTTTAATTGCAGGGGCAACGGAATTGTCCAGCTATTTTACAAATACAGATGCCATTGAAATGATGATGGATACTCTCTCGAATTATGCAATGGGAGTATCAGGTGGCGGAGAACTCGATAGCAGTGCAATCACTGAATATGCTGCTGACCTTGGAAAGATTAAGTCAGGCGATTATGATGCCATGACAAAAAAAGGCTTTGAATTTACAACTGCCCAACAGGCTATTATTGAAGGAACAGCAACAGAACAACAAATTGTAGCATCTCTTGGTGAAGAATATCTTAATATGTCCAAGGATATGCAGGCGGCATCTGCTATTTCACAGGTAATTAATTCATCGTGGTCAGGATTGTATGAGACAATGTCAAATACCCCTGAAGGTAAAATTATTCAGATGACAAGCGCATGGGGCGATATGAAGCAAATGGTTGCAGAGCAGTTATATCCATATATTATATTATTAGTAGATACTATTACAGAGAATTGGGATATAATTGAAACAATTATAAATGGCTTTATGGAAGGTTTACAAAATGTACTTGCAGTGATTGGCTGGATAGGAAAAGGAGTTGCAGAATTTGCTTCATTTATTATGGATAACTGGTCGGTCATTAGTCCGATTATCTGGGGAATTATTGCAGCTCTTGCAGTCTATGGAGCATACCTTGCAATTAATAAAGGGATTGAATTGGCAAATGCAGCAGCAATATTTATTGCCACAGTTGCACAAACTGGATTAAATGCAGCTCTTGCATCATGTCCTATTATTTTTATAATCATGGCGATGATAGCATTAATTGCAGTAATCATTGCAGTGTGCCAAAAAATTGCAGAAGCAACAGGCATAGCACAATCTGGATTTGGTGTTATTACTGGTGGTATAAATGTAGTTCTTCAATTTCTTTGGAATTTAGGCAAAGAAATTGTTAATATTGTACTTGGTGTTCATGATGCTATGAATGCTCTTAGTTTCAATATAAAAGCTGCTTTTCATAATACAATCAGTTGTGTTCAGTCATGGTTTTGGGATTTGTTATCAACAGGTTTATCAGTTATTGAAGGTATATGCGAAGCCCTTAATAAACTTCCATTTGTGGAGTTTGATTATTCTGGGATAAGTAATGCCGCAGATAAATATGCAGAAAAGGCTGCTGAAGCAGATAAAAATAAAAGAGAATATAAGGATATTTCGGCTGCATTTGATAAAGGATTTCATACATTTGATACATTTCAGGATGGCTGGATTTCCAAAGCGTTTGATGCAGGTGCTAACTGGGGAGATGGTATTGCAGAAAAAGTAAGCGATTTTAATCTGACAGATGCACTTGGGCTTGATGATGAACTTGATAATCCAGAAGACTATAAAGCATCAGCCGAAGATTATATAAAAACATTAGGTGATACAGATTCAGGTTTGAATGAATTCAATGATTCAAGTTCAAATTTGAATGAATTCAATAATTCAAGTTCAAATTTGAATGAATTAGAGGAAATGAATTCAAATTTGGACAATATCTCTAACAATACAGATGATATTTCTGACAGTCTGGAAATTTCAGAAGAAAATCTGAAATATCTTCGTGACCTTGCAGAGCAGGAGGCAGTCAACAGATTCACCACTGCTGAAATTACAATCGAACAAAACAACACCAACAACATTAAATCTGAAATGGATTTGGATGGTGTCATAAGTGGTATGACCGACGCAGTAAACGAAGCTATCAACATTGCAACGGAAGGAGTGCATTAACCTATGGGATATGATTTTTATTTAGATAAATGCCTGCTGCCAGTCACCCCCTCAAAATTATCATTAAATATCAATAATGCAAACAAAACTTTGACGCTTATTAATGAAGGAGAAATTAACATCTTAAAAAAAGCAGAGCTGACAGATATTGAATTTGACTGTGAAATTCCACAGACAAACTATCCCTATGCCATATACAAATCCGGTTTTTTAGGGGCTTCCTACTTTCTTGGCTATTTTGAACAGCTAAAGACTGGCGGGAAGCCTTTTCAGTTTATTGTCTGCCGGCAGATGCCAAATGGAAAAAAACTCTTTAATACCAATATCAAGGTTTCAATGGAGGACTATAAAATTACAGAAGATGCCAAAGAAGGCTTTGACTTGAAAATAAAAATAAAATTAAAACAATACCGGGAATATGGGACAAAAACAGTCAATGTCACACTTGGTTCATCAAAACCAAATGCTTCCATTCAGCAGTCGCGGCCAGATTCCACCACACAGCCAAAACCGATTGGGATAGGCTCAGAAGTAATTGTAAATGGAAGACTTCACAGAGACAGCTATGGAAATGGTCCGGGGCAGACAAGAACAAATTACAGGGGCAAAATCAATTTCATCAACCAAAAAGGTTCCCACCCTTATCATGTCACCACTCCTTCTGGCAGCTGGCTTGGATGGGTGACAGCAGACAGTGTAAAAGGAGTGTAGCCTATGGAGATAGAGCTTTTTATTGGAAATGAATCAGGTACAAAAATATATCAGCCGGCAGTTTTGGAAGGGATTGAATGGTCTACAGAGAGAAGTGGAACACCTGGAAAGCTGACTTTCAAAGTGTTAAAAGACAGTCTTCTTGATTTTTCAGAAGGAAGCTCTGTCAGAATGAGGGTAGATGGTCAGGAATTATTCTTTGGATTTGTATTCAAACAGCAGCGGACACAAGAGCAAATCATCAGTGTCACTGCATATGACCAGCTAAGATACTTAAAAAATAAGGATACGATTGTTTATGAAAATAAGACTGTTTCTCAATTAATACAAATGATAGCAACCGATTTTTCTTTAAATACTGGAATACTGGAAGAGACAGGATTTGTTATTGATTCTCGTGTAGAAGAAAACACCTCTCTTTTTGAAATGATACAAAATGCACTTGACCTTACGTTGACTGGCACTGGAAATATGTTTGTTTTATATGATGATTTCGGAAGACTGACATTAAGGGCATTATCAAATATGTATGTTGGAAATAATATTTCTGGTTATTTAATGATTGATGAAGAAACCGCAAAATCCTATGATTATACCTCCAGTATTGATAACGATACCTACAACAAAATCAAACTTACCTTTGACAATGAGGATACCGGCTATAGAGATGTTTATATTGCACAGGATAGTTCCAACATGAATAAATGGGGAGTTCTTCAGTATTTTGATACTCTGCAAAAAGGAGAAAATGGAAGAGCAAAAGCAGACAGCCTTTTAAAGCTTTATAATCAGAAAACACGTAATTTAAAAATATCGAGTGCAGCTGGTGATAATCGTGTCAGAGCAGGGTCTATGCTGATAATAAATCTTGACCTTGGAGATAGAAAGATGAAAAACTTTATGCTGGTGGAAAAGTGCAAGCATACTTATAAAGAGGGGGAACACTGGATGGATTTGACTTTGAGAGGAGGCGAGTTTATTGTCTGATGCAACAAATTTTGTAAAATTAATCAAGCAGGCAGCATTGGATGTAGTAGATTCCATAAAACCGGTAAATATATTTTTTGGAGAGGTAATAAGCGGCTCTCCATTAAAAATTAATGTGGAACAGAAAATGATACTTGGTAAAAATCAACTGATTCTTTCAAGGAATGTAATGGATTTTGAAACAGAGGCAACTATTGATTGGAAGACAGAATCTGTTTCTGTTGATATGGTACATAGTCATAATGCAACTCTTAATATATCAGTTGCTTCAGAAGTTCTACCTGAAGAATTAGAAATTACTATAAATAATACTGTTGACAATAGTATGGAGATAGGAGAGGCAGTGGTAAACAGTTCTCATTTACATACCTTATCAGGAAGAAAGAAAATCATGGTTCATAACAGCTTGGTTGCCGGTGATAAAGTAATTCTGATAAGACAACAGGAAGGGCAGAAATTTATTGTAATGGACAGGATTGGGAAATGATACCTTCTACATCAGGCTTTTTAGAACAGGATTTTGAAATAGAAGAACAACCAAGCAAAACTTACCGAATGGATTTAAATGGTGATTCTGTCAGGGGATTTTGTGATGGACTGGAGGCAGTCAGACAGGCAATATTTCGGATATTAAATACAGAGAGATATCAGTATGTGATTTATTCAGGAAATTATGGAATGGAAACGCTCGATTTATATGGACAGCCTGTGACATGGGTGTGTCCTGAGCTGGAACGGAGAATTACAGAAGCGCTGACTGTAGACAGCAGGATTACAGCAGTTACAGACTTCGAGTATGAAACAGACACAAAAAAGGTACTTCATGCTAGTTTTACAGTCCATACAGTTTATGGTGATTTATCAGCAGAGAAAGAGGTGAATATCTGATGTATGAGAATATGACTTATGAAATGCTCTTGAAAAGAATGCTTGACAGAGTATCAAATAAGATAGATAAAAGAGAAAGTTCTTTAATTTGGGACACACACAGTTCTACCGCGGCCGAGCTTATGCTTTTGTATATTGAAATGGAATCTATCATTGCCAATTCTTATGGTGATACTGCTGACAGGGAACATCTGGTTTTATTGTGCAAAGACAGGGGCATTATGCCGGAATCAGCGACACATGCGGTGTTGAAGGGTGAATTTACACCAGAGAATATAGATGTTTCTGGAAAACGGTTTAATATTGACAGCATAAATTATACAGTATTGGGACAGATTGTACCAGGACAGTATCAGGTAAAATGTGAAATGGAGGGAACTATTGGGAATCAATATTTTGGCGATATGATACCAATTGATTATATTGACGGTTTGCAGACTGCCCGTTTGACAGAAATACTCATACCAGGTGAGGATGAAGAAGATACGGAAATATTAAGAAAGAGATATTTTGACAGTTTCTATGCACAGGCATTTGGAGGAAACAGAACAGATTATCTTTCAAAAGTGAGGAGCATAAATGGTGTAGGTGATGTAAAGATTACAAGAATCTGGAATGATGATATTTCTCCAGCTGATATGATTCCAAACGAGAAGGTTTGTAAATGGTATGAAACCATTGTAAATGGATTAGACGCAGAAGTGGCCAGATGGCTGTCTGTGGTTTATACAGCTGCACAGGAAAAAAAGCTGACAGTTGGAGGAGCTGTTCTTGTTACAGTTGTTAATTCTATGGATTTTGGGGAAGCATCGGGGGCGTTATTAAATAATATTCAAACTATTCTTGACCCTGAACAAAATGCAGGGGAAGGATGTGGGCTTGCTCCGATTGGACATATGGTCAATGTGAAGTCCGCTTCTCCTGTCAGTGTTAATGTAAAAACCACACTGACATTTGAGGAGGGATATGGATGGCTGAATCTGCAGAATACAATCAGGCAGGCAGTAGAAGAGTATCTTCTGGAGTTAAGGAAGGCATGGGCTGACAATCATATGACAGTAGTCAGAATTAGCCAGATTGAATCCCGCATACTTGCAGTCAAAGGTGTTGCGGATATTGAAAATACAAGCTTGAATGGAAATAAAGGAAATCTGACACTGGGAGAATATGAAATTCCAGTGATGGGAGGTGTGTCAGAATGACAAAGGAAGTAGACCTTGTGTCTTATCTGCCTTCTTTTATGCAGGTTTATAAAGAATGTACTACGGCGCTGGAAGCAGAAAATCCAGAATTTATTTTTCTGTGGAAGGAAGTAAATAAGATTCTGAGAAATCATTTTATTTCGACAGCAGATGAATATGGAATTTCACGCTTTGAAAAACTTTTAAATATTTTTCCATTAGAAACGGAAAATCTTGATACTCGAAGAACAAGAATACAGAATCGATGGTTCAATGTGGTTCCTTATACATTGAGGACATTAGTATTAAAATTGGCGGAACTGTTAGGAGGAGAACACAGATTTTCGATAGAAACGGATTTCTTAGAAGCGTATGGATTGCTGCTGGTTGTGTATTCTACAGATGACAGCCAGGTAGAGGAAATAAAGTATATTTTATCTGTGATGGTTCCAATAAATATGGTAATAAAAATTATTTATGAGAGTACTCATAAGGGATGTATTTATTATGGAACAGTTATGAGGGAAGCAGATATTATAGAGATAAAACAAAGGCAGGTGTAAAGTTATGGCATGGACAGGTTTAACACTGACAGTAGAGGGAAGAAATGCTTTGAATCAGGCACAATTAGCAGGTAAGATTCAGTTTAAATCTATTGTAGTAGGCGACGGGGCGGCACCGGTAAATTTCAGAACATTAAAAAATCTGGTACATCAACTGTATGAAATTACAGATATAAAAGTGGATGTAACAGAAGATGGATGTACTATTACCGCAGATTTCCCAGCAGTGAACTATGATTATTATTTCAGAGAGATTGGAATTATAGTAACAACAGATGAAGGAGAAAAACTGTATGTATATGATAACTGTGGAGAAGATGCACAGTATATGGTAAACAGTACAGGAGTGGAAACAACAAAGAAAAGAATCCGTCTGGCACTGGCAATATCGGATGTAGCAGAGATAACCGTGTCTGCAGCAGAAATTTTGTATGTTGCATATGATGATTATGAGAATACAGTGAAAAATTTGAAACAGGATTTGCAGGAAGAAACCAGTAGGGCGCAGGCAGCAGAGGAAACAAATAAAAACAATCTGACAAATCATGTTGATGATAAGATAAATCCACATAAGGTTACAAAAGCACAGGTTGGTCTTGGGAATGTAGATAATACAGCAGATATAAATAAACCAGTAAGTACAGCGCAGCAGAACGCTTTGGATTCTGCATATCAACAGGCCACGGAATATACGGACCAAAAAATAGCTGATTTAATCGGTGGAGCGCCAGAAACTTTAGATACTTTAAAGGAAGTCGCAGACGCAATACAGGCGAATAAAGAGGTTTCTACAGCATTAGATGCAGCGATTGGAAAAAAGGCAGACAAAACAGCATTAGATACACATACAGCAGATAGCACAATACATATCACCTC